GAATTTACTCAGCAAATGAAAGAAGCACTCAAATGACTAAAAGTACCAATGATTACGAGATGCACGGAATGAAGCACACAGCTACATATCGTGCTTGGGCGCGAATGCTTAGTCGCTGCCGTAACTTAGAATGGGAAGGCTCGATTAACCACGGCCAGCGTGGAATATCTTATGATCCTAGGTGGAGACACTTTACAGCTTTTTACGCCGATATGGGCGCAATGCCTGAAGGTACTTCGCTCGGGCGCCGCAACAACGAAGCTAATTATTCCAAAGATAATTGTCGTTGGGAGACTCGCACAGAGCAAAACAATAATCGTCGACTGTTCAAGAATAATACTTCAGGAATCGCTGGAGTAACTTGGGCCGGCCTGGCAGTTCACGTTCGCGTGTATCATAACAAGCTTCGGCAAAAACTTTATCACGGCTATGACTTCTTTGAAGCTTGCTGTGTTCGTAAATCTTGGGAGAATTCAAATGGTTACTAGTATTACACCCGATGCGATAGTTACTAAAGATCTGCAAACATTGATAGGTCCAAAAATTTGCTTAATGGGCCTTGGCGGAACCGGGAAGACCTATGCGCTCGGAACCCTGTGCGACTGGGCGGAGCGTAACGGCTTCGAAGTCGCCGTGCTGTTCACCGAGAACGGACTCGAGACGCTCCTCGGCTACTTCCGCGACAAGGGCCGGGAGCCACCTCCCTGCATCTACTGGCACCAGCAAGGGACCAAGCCCATATCTCTCAAGGCCCTGATGCAGACGGCTGATAACGTGGGGAAGCTGTCCTACGAAGCCCTCGCCAAGTCCGTGGACTCCAACCGAGGCGGCGACAACAATGCCTTCTTCAAGATCCTGCAATCCTGCTCCAACTTCACGGATGATAGGACTGGCAAGGTTCTCGGGCCGATTGACGCGTTCTCAGGCCGCCGGATCTTCGTCATGGACTCCCTCACTGAGACAGCGAATGCCGCCCTGAAGATGCAGATTGGCTCCCGCCCAATGGCCAGCCCAGGGGACTACGGAGTCGCTCAAAACAACCTGATGAACTTCCTCCGCCTCTGCACCCAGGGGATGGACTGCCCCTTCGTCATGACTGCCCACGTAGACCGGGAAACCGACGCGGTGACTCAATCCACCAAGGTGATGATTAAAGCTATCGGCAAGGCGCTGGCGACGGAAATCCCCACCCTGTTCAGCGATGTGATCTACACTACCAGGGACGCGGATAAATTCTTCTGGGACACCGCCGCCTACGGCGTGGATACCAAGACTCGTTCCCTTGGCTACAAATCCAAGATCAACCCCGACTTCGCTCTGATCATGGACGTCTGGGCGAAACGGGCGGGAGTAACTAACAATGGCTAAGAAAATCCTCGGTGACGCTTGCGCGTTTATCCCCGGCGTGGCAGGCGGCAAGAACCGCTACATGAAGATCGGTATCGCTATGACTGATGGCGACCGTATCTCCCTCAAGCTCGATACTCTCCCGATCCCCGGCGCTGGCTGGGAAGGTTGGGTTAACATCTTCCCGAACTCCAACGACACAAGTAACAAGCCCGTCCCTGCGTTCGCTGGACCGCTTGATACTCCCCGCGCTGGCACTCGCTGGGTGCTTGAAGATGACGACATTCCTTTCTAGGAGCCTACCATGAGCCAGAAATCCTACGTAGTCCTCACCGCCGCCGTGACCTTGGCGATCCCTCAAGGCAAAACCCAAGCCCAGACGCTCGAGATAATCAAGGCAAGCCTGGGCGGTCCCGGCCAGCCATTCCATCCCGGAACTGTCATCGTCAAGCCACTCAAGCGAGAAACCCACTACATCAACCCCGTCTAGATACGCGCCGGGAGCTGCGTTGAATGCTCCCAAAAACCCAAACTAGGAGTTACTCAAATGAGTACAAGTGTTTTCGATCCCTCAGTGTTCCTCGATGCCCAGATCAACGAAGCTAATGAGAAACGCCCTACTCTCCCCACGGAGAATCCGGATGATGCCTCTGGCCTCTACCTCGCGGTCATTGGTGAAATCAAGACGGACTCCGGGACCGTCAGCAAAGGTGACAATGCTGGCAAGCCCTGGATCTCCATGTTGATCCCTCTGCGGATTCAGGTCCCCCCGGCTGTCCAAGGCCTGGGCATCCCGCCCGAGCTCACCCTCACCGACCGTGCCTTCTTGGACCTGAACGCCCAAGGCGGCCTGGACAACACCAAGGGGAAGAATCGTAGGCAGAAGGACTACCGCGACGCTACTGGAACCAACGTTGCCGGAGTCCCGTGGTCCTGGCGCCAGCTCCAGGGCAAAACGGTCAAGGTCAAAATCAACCACGAGCTGTACAACGACGCTATCCAGGAACGCGTCGGCGCTGTGTTAGCGGGTTGATCGTGTCAGATTGTACTGCAATGCTAGTCATAGGCACGCCACCCGAGAGTATTGAAACTCTCGGGTTGGCCATCATGGCTATAATTACAGCAAGCTGCGACGAAAAAACCAAGCGGGTTGCACTGGAAACACTGAAGACTGGCACAGCTATTGACCACACTTCAATTTCCAACTGTAACTTTACCGGAAAATAGCTCCCGTGCAAACGCGCCTAGAGTCCCTCATCGAAGCCGCCATCAACGTGGTGCTCGGCTACATGATCGCTCTAGGCGCGCAGTTGCTCATATTCCCTTGGTTCAACATCCACATCCCTATGTCGAGTAACATTGCCATAGGGATTATCTTTACCTTGGTGTCGCTGGTGCGCTCGTACGCCCTGCGGCGCTTCTTCAACTGGTTCCACTCATGAAGCTCATACAAGGTAAACCAAGCTCGCAGCACGACTTATATTTCATTTGGAAAGCTATGCTAAGTCGCTGCGATAATCCCACAAACCCTGGCTATAAAGACTACGGCGAACGTGGAATTACAGTATGTGCTCGTTGGTACGAACTTGAATGTTTTGCTGCAGATATGGGGCCGCGAAAACTTACAGACACGTTAGACCGCCTAGACAATGATGCTGGTTATGGCCCTGAAAACTGTCGTTGGGTTAGTCAACTCGAACAAATGAAAGCAGGACGGGGGCAACGTCGTCTTACTAACCATTCAGGCGTACCCGGAGTGGCAGCACGGGGTAAAAAATGGGAAGCTTACGTTACAGTTAACTACAAACGAATTCATTTATACTGCGGCGCTTCTTTCGAAGCTGCCGTTAATGCAAGAAAAACCTGGGAAGCTAATAATGCGTAAATATATTAAACTGTCCGCCATTACCGTAGCGGCTGATCGGCAAAGAAAAGAATTTAAGCAAGACGAACTACACGCACTTGCTGAATCTATCCAAACCAAAGGTTTATTTCACCCCATCGTATTGCGAGTCGCTGGAGATACTTATACCCTGGTAGCGGGAGAGCGGCGTCTGCGTGCTGTAACGGATCTGTGGGCACTTGGAGTAAATTTTAACTATGATGGAGAGCCTGTTCCAGCTGACTCTATCCCTTACTCTAGTCTAGCTGACCTCTCTGAGTTGGAGTTGGAAGAAGCTGAACTCGAAGAAAACATACAACGCACTCAACTAACCTGGCAAGAAAAAGCAGCTGCCCATGCCAAACTTCATACACTCCGCAGCAAGCAGGCGACGCTACTGGGAGCACCTGCGCATACAGTTGCTGCTACCTCACTTGAAGTTCGCGGGTCCAGCGAAGGTATCCATCAAGAGACAACAAGACGCGAAATTATCCTTGCAGCTCACTTGGGCAATCCCCTCGTCCAAGCGGCCAAAACCGCAGAGGAAGCTTTTAAGATCTTACGTAAAGCTGAAACGCAGCAGCAACATCGGGAGCTAGGGGCGAGCGTAGGTCGGACCTTCACCGCCGACTTCCACCAGGTGCTGAATCAAAACTCCCTTGACTGGATGATCGAAGCCGCCCCCGAGCAGTTCGACTGTATCCTCACCGACCCTCCTTACGGCATGAACGCAGATGAGTTCGGGGACTCCGGTGGCCTCGCTGCCGGCGGTCACGGGTACGAAGACTCCGCGGCGAACTTCCTCCAGATCGTGAAGGTCCTGGCGCCCCAGTCCTACCGTCTCGCCAAACCCCAAGCCCACCTCTACCTCTTCTGCGACATTGACTGGTTCCATCATCTCAAGCAGACGTTCGGGGATGCGGGCTGGCAGGTTTTCCGTACCCCCCTCCTGTGGTACAAAAAGTCCGGGATGCGCGCACCGTGGCCAGAATGGGGTCCTCAACGGAAGTATGAAACCATAATGTACGCGATTAAAGGAAAGCGGCCTATCCTCAAGATGCTCGGGGATGTGCTTGATTACCCACCTGACGCGAACCTCGGCCACGCAGCACAGAAGCCTGTCGCCCTCTATGCCGACTTGCTCAGTCGCACTTGCCTCCCCGGCCAGGCCGTCCTCGATCCCTTCGCTGGCAGCGGCCCCATCCTCGCGGCAGCGCACGGGATGAAAGTCCGAGCCACCGCAATCGAGCTCGACCAAGCTAGCTTCGGCATCGCAGTCTCCCGCCTCAATCAACTCAAAGCGCAGGGTGAACTCGACCTAGCCCTGGGGGTATGACATGGCCCACATTAGAGGGGAAGGTCCCATCCCTTCCCGCGTCATGCTGGTCGGGGAGTTCCCTGGCGAGCGAGACCGAATCCCTTTTGACGGAGCTTCGGGCGCTGAACTCTCTCGTATGCTACATGAAGTCGGCATCATGCGGAGTGAGTGTTATACCACCCTTGCGTGTAAGCAGCGCCCACCTATGGGGCAGCTGTCCGCCTGGATCGCGCTGAAGAAGAAGGACATCGGCCCTTCCCACCGGATTCTCCAGGACCTCTACTGCCTCGAGCCAATCCACCAAGGCGCGGCGGAGCTAGCTACGGAGATCGAGATGGTTCAGCCGAACCTGATCATCGCCTTCGGCAACCTCGCTTGCTGGGTGCTCACAGGCCACTGGGGGGTGTTGAAGTGGAGGGGATCGCAACTCACCACCGCTCACGGTATCAAGGTCATCCCCACCCTCACCCCTGGCGCAGTGATCCGCGAGTGGCCGCAGCGTGCGGTGGTTCTGTCCGACCTCCGCCGAGCCAAGCGGCACATGACCTACCCTGGTCCGTACACTAACAAGCCCGAGTGGAACTTCCGCGTCCGGCCTTCGCTAGATCTGGTCCGTCAGACCTTTGTCCGGCTAGGTCTCCTCGCCGCCGACCCAGCCCCCCTGTGGCTCGACTTCGACATCGAGACCCGCAACGGCCACATCGACTGCATCGGATTTTCCTGGTCCCTCGAGGACGCGATCTGTATCCCTCTGATCAGCCGAGGCCACCCCGAAGGGTACTGGTCCCCCGACGAGGAAGCCTGGATTGTCTACCAGCTCTACCTCCTGCTCACCCACCCGAACGTCAAGGTGCGCTGGCAGAACGGTCTCTACGACGCGCAGTATGTCCACCGTCACTGGCACTTTATCCCTCACGGCGGCCAGGATACCATGATAACCCAGCACAGCGTCTTCTGCGCGTTGCCGAAAGGTCTGGCCTTCATCGCCTCCATGTACGCTGATTGGTACGTGTACTGGAAAGACGAAGGCAAGATCGCCAGCGACGTTCCCGAGGAGCAACGGTGGACGTACAACCTCCAAGATTGCGTCTACACTCGGGAAGCCGGGGAAGTCCTCCAGATCACCGCCGAGGCCATGAAGCTCAAGGAGGTGGATCATCACCAGCAGAAGCTCTTCTACCCGGTCCTCCGTGCCATGATCCTTGGCGTTCGTATCCGCCATGAAATCAAGAACCAGATGGCCCTGGACATTCAGGAAGAGCTCTCCCACCGGGAAGCGTTTCTCCACAACATCCTTGGCCACGGGATCAATCCCAGTTCGCCGAAGCAAATGACCACCCTGTTTTACGAGGACCTCAAGCAACCCGTCATCTACAAACGCACGGTGGTCCAAGGCCAAACCAAAATGTCCCCGACCTGTGACGATGAAGCTCTAACCAAGCTCGCCGCCAAGGAACCCCTGATCAAACCAATCTGCAACGCCATCGCTGACATCCGCACCCTTCACAAGTTCCTCGGGGACTTCGTGATGATGCCCCTGGACGACGATGGCCGTATGCGCTGTTCTTTCAACATAGCTGGAGATGCTGGTGGAAAATCTGCCCCTTACTCATACCGACTCAGTTCGTCCAAAAACCCTTTCGGAAGTGGAGGAAATCTGCAAACAATTCCTTCCGAGAAGTCTAAGTCCAGCGGAAAAGCAGCTGCTCGTGGGTCTATGGACTTCACCTTACCTAACATACGCTCAATGTATGGACCGGACGAGGGCTTTACTTTCTTCGACATGGACCTTGACCGAGCAGACTTACAAGTCGTAGTGAGGGAAGCTGGGGAGCCGGACTGGATTGCCGCCATGATACAAGGTGTTGACATGCACCTGCTCAACGCGTTCATTATCGCCAAGAAAGAACCTCCTCCCCTCGACGAGCTAGTCGAATCCCACCCGCGCTACCGTGACCACCGTCTCCCCCTCAAGCACGCACGGGAGTTCGCCAAGGTCTTCGCCCACGCGACGAACTATGGAGGAGGCGCGAAGACTGTCGCCGCTCACACAGGCCGGACTGTCCACGAGATCGACCAAGCCCAAAAGTACTGGTTCTCCGCCCACCCAGGCATTGCCCAATGGCACACCCGGACCTTTGACCAGATCAACAAGTACCGCTTTGTCGAGAATCGCTGGGGCTATCGCTGGTACATCTTCGACCGGATGGAGGCGTTGCTCCCGGGAGCCCTTGCCTGGGTTCCTCAGTCCACCGTGGGGATTCTGATCAATCGCATCTGGACCAGCTTCTACGAGAACATTCCTGAAGTCCAAGTACTCCTTCAAGTTCATGACTCGTTGGCGGGACAATTTCCTACACATCGGAGGGATTATATTCTTCCGCTCATGGAAAAACATAGTCGGATTGAGATCCCTTACGATCCACCACTAGTAATTCCAACTGGGGTCAAAACCTCAACCGTATCCTGGGGGGATGTTGAATAATGGGTAGCACTTTTAATAACTATGATCGACTACGAAACTCTTGGGCCAAGATGCACATTCGTTGTACAGACAAAAACTACCACGCTTACAATCGCTACGGAGGTCGTGGCATAGCAGTATGCGAACGCTGGAAAGATTTTAATACTTTCCGCGCAGACATGGAAGCAACTTGGTATCCAGGCGCTACGCTAGACAGGATAAACAATGATGGAAACTATGAACCTGCTAATTGTAGATGGTTGCCCAAGGAACAAAACAGTAGATCGCGTGTCTGGACTCCTGATGTGATGCTAGAAATGCTACGGCTGTCTGAACAAAGACTTCCTCAACGACTCATCGCGCAACAGTACAACACGGTTCAATCCACCGTCAGCCAACTCATAGCCATCGCGCGGAAAGCCGATCTATGGGAAACACTGACTCGGTAGGCACAAGATACTTTGACAACTGGCTACCGGCTTATGTAAACTACGCCGCGGTTACGGAAGCTCCCAGGCGTATGCACTTTTGGGCAGGTGTCAGTGCGATCGCAGGATGCCTTCGCAGACGTGTCTGGCTAGACCAAAAACGCTTTTCATGGTTTCCAAGTTTTTACGTTATATTCGTAGCCCCCCTGGGAGTTGTATCAAAGTCCACCACCATAGATATAGCTATGGATCTGCTTAAGAAAGTACCTGGGGTTAAGTTCGGCCCCAACGCTATCACTTGGCAAGCACTCGTTACGGCCTTTGCAGCCTCGTCGGAAGCTTATGAATGGCAAGGCGAATGGCATCCTATGTCACCCCTTACCCTGGTCGCGTCAGAACTAGGTTCCTTGCTGAATCTTCAGGACAAAGATATGGTTAACTTACTTCTGGAGCTGTGGGATGGTAAGCGTAGCTATGAGAAGATCACCAAAATGTCAGGTAATGATACAGTGGAAGCCCCGTGGATTAACCTCATCGCGGCGACAACTCCTCATTGGGTGGCAGATAATATGCCTCAAGCTATGATTGGCGGAGGACTTACTTCTCGCTGTATATTCGTGTATGCGGAAAAGAAAGAGAAGTATGTTGCCTACGTTGACGAGCAGGTGAATGGAGAAGATGAAGCTGTTAGAGATAAGCTCATCCACGACCTCGAGCAAATCAGCATGATGACAGGTCCGTTCAGCATGACTGCCAACGCCCGCGCTTGGGGGGCGAGCTGGTACGAGAACTTCTGGGGCGACGCGGTCTCCCGCATGGACGATCAGATGGCCCAGGGCTACGCCGCCCGCAAGCAAACTCACATGCACAAGACTGCGATGGTGATCAGTGCCTCTCGATCCAGCGACCGTGTGATAACCGCAGAGGACCTCCAGCTCGCCAACAATATGCTCCTGGACCTCGAGGCCGACATGCCTAAGGTATTCTCCCGCATCGGCCGCACGGAGGATTCAATGCAAGCTGAGCGCTTCATCGAGTACGTGATCCGCAAGGGGAGCGTCTCCTACGAAGAGGCCTACCGAATGATCCACCTCTACTTCCCGGACCACAGGGATTTCGAAGGAATCCTCAGCGGCGCTATTCGCTCCGGGCAGATCGAGCTAGTCTCCACCAGCCAGGGGATGAAGCTCCAACCAGTGCGAGCGCGGGCGGTGATAACGCCTGACTCGGTAATCGTTTGAATTATTCCACCATAACTCGAGGGCATTATGATCCACCTATCCGACCCTGCCGCTTACCACGACAAGCGATTTAAGAATAATCCAGCGAAAAGAAAAACTATGAAAACCAAGATGCCAGAGCCAGTAGCCGCCCGTGTGTGGATTGGGCGAATGGAAGACCTTGTACTTGATTACCTATATTCCGAACAAGGCGACGGTGAGCCGCTATTCACCGAATCCCAACTCAAAGCCGCTATGGTGGCTGCTTGGAATGAGGCGATTGAGGAGGCTGCATTGGTATGCCGAGACATGAAACAAGAGTGCGGAGAGCCTGACTCTATGCAGGCTTGTCTTAACAGACAGATGATGTCTTGTTCGGATGCCATTCTCAAACTAAAGGAAACACCATGATTGAGTTAAGCACACACGATGGTAGACGCATTTTCATTGCACCAGCAGCAATCGCTGAGGTACACGAGGCCGGAACATCGTCGCAGTGGTACGGGATTCTGGCATATGTAAAAACCTTTGATGGGAACACCATTGAAGTCCGACAGACTGCCAAAGAAATAGCTGACAAACTAAAGGAGCAAGCATGAACAAGCAAGATATTCAGACAGTGCTTGATGCGTTGAAAACATCAGCACACTACTTAATCGGCTACTCAGAACACCGTGAAGCTGCCATCACCATCTGTGAAGCAGCCCTAGCAGAGCCAGAGGGGGAACCGTCTACTGTTCTACGTTTAATAGACACCATCAAGTATCTTGTCGGTATAGCCGAACGAGGCGAAGGACGTAAAGCGCGGGATGATGAACTCCCTGAGCAGTTTGTTTTAGGCTACGTCAAACGCTTGGAAGCAGCCCTAGCAGAGCCGAGTGAGGCTGTGGCGTGGACAGAGTCTGCTATTGACGAGTATCTATCAGGCTACTCACTGTGTGGCGATGATGGTGACTACACGCCAACAGACGATGAGAAGTTTGTTATCAAAGACGCGATCATTGGCTTTATGAGTGCAACACCAGACTGTTGGGACACGGCAGCTTACCCAACGCTTGAGGACGCGATTATTGAGGCTAAGTCTTGGGCGCACTGCACCAATGAGGATTGCCAATGTCCAACGAAGGAGGCACCATGGGTGAAGTAATCGACTTCCAAGCATTCCGCCCACATCTTGTAGGCAAAGCCACCTGTCTTGCATGTAGCCATGAATGGACAGCAGTTGCGCCAATAGGAACCCTGTGGCTTACGTGTCCTGAATGCACATTGGAGCGCGGCAGGTTAATAGCACAGTGCCAACGTGACGAACCACACTGGCATTGCAACTGTGGTAACGAGTTGTTCTATGTGACAGCAAACGGCTACTACTGCCCTAATTGTGGGCTGAATCAGAAAGGATTTTGAAATGACAACCGCCCCCAAAGGCCAGATCAACGCACCAGATCAGCTTGACTGCATGAGTACGCTACGCACGGACAACTCGCAGACGCTCGTCAACGCCTTGGCTGAAATAGATAGGCTGCAAAACTTCGAGTCAGATGCAAAACGCCTAGCTCTTGAACTTGAGTGCCTACTGATGTCAGTTGACTTACCAGCAGCTACAAAGTGGTGGGACTCAGCGCATGAGGCACTTGAGTTGCACCGCAAGACTATCGGGCAATACTATGGAGAGAAGCTATGAGTGATCATCAATGCCCATCATGCGGCGGGTTTTGTCCTAAGTCTGGGTGCAAGCGACTCGATACTAACCAATCACTATCGGTGATGGAGTTAATTTCAGAGTTGAAATACTGGAATGGGCCATTGGCAGAAATCTGCATTACCAAGTTGAAAGAACAACGCGACGAAATAATAAACCTGAAAGCCTACGCAATGCACGAACGCAGTCTAGGAGCAGAGCCATTCGCTCAAGAAAACCATGACTTACGCCAAGAGGTTGAATGTCTGAAGGCCGCACTTGATTCAACCCAAACCGCAGAGAACGCAGGGCTTGCAGCCATTGAACGCAAAGACGCTGCCCTTCGGGTGGCGCTGGAGGCTTTGATGCACTACCAGTACGGCGGCAGCAGCTACAAAGAGCAAGCCGACAAAGCAATCACCACCATCAAGGAATCCCTAGCCTGACAACTTATCAATCGTGGCATCCTTCAGCTTACTCGCCCGAGTCGTGCCAAATTCAAAGTTGTAGATATTGTCCAAGTACCCAAGGAATCGTCCTAGCACCAGCGTGATGATCCCCTTGGCGTACTCGTCTAGCTCAGACTTCAGCACCACGTAGACCAAGGCGGCAATCAGGATCACAGCCAGGATGTACATCGAGTCGGCCCGGTAGTTGTGTGCGTGGAGGTCCACATCCCGCTGCCGAGCACTGGCCACGTCAGCAAGGTACATCTGGTCCATCTGCAGTTCATTAGCCATGACTGCTTTGCGGAAGTCCAGCACCAGTGACGGATCTGCCTTCAGCGCATCAATCACCTGATCCGCTGGCCGCCCGGTAATCTGGGCCGCCACGTCCACCACTTTCTGGGCCGCGTCAGCCGCCTTGTCACTCCCGCTGATCCACTTAATAATCGAAGGGGCAAATTGAGAAAGCCCCATCGCAATAGTAATCGGGTCCATCACATCTCCTTATTTCGATCCCGGCCTTGGTATCTGACGCTCAATTAACCGATCCACTTTGGCACTCAAGGCTTCGTACTGTGAACTTACCTTGTCAAGGGACTCTTGCTCTGACTTCTCCATGTGTTGAAACAGGACGTGGAGACTAGCGTTATCAGCCTTAATCAGATCATCACTACGTTTCAGGTCAGCGTAGGCAAGTGTTCCTGTGACAATAAACGTCACAATAGTCACAATGATCGAAGGGCTGATGGTCTTATCAATCCTCCAGCGATCCTCAATCCGTCGCTTCTCTTTCCGTTCAACACGCTGTTCAAACTCAGCAAAGTCAGATTCAGACAGTCCACTCATAGGTTCTCCCTAATCACTTGGATGTTGTTGTAAAGAATCCAGACATAGCCTAGGCAAAGCAACAAGACCAATGGATCAGGCAACAGTTCTTGGTAGTACCAGAAGAACGCAATGGCAGCACCTTTGACCAAGACTAAGGCAGGTATGACACCGATCTTGTCCATGATCTTCTTGAGAATCGGATTGACCTCATGCCCACCACCGTCAAGGGCAATCACGGTACTGACCGCATCAAGGACTTGCAGGGCAATGAAGATGTAGATCAGATTCATGGGTTATCCAATCTGCCAAGTAGTGCCGTTTGACAGCACCGGGACAATGTTCACTGATGTCGAGGCGCTTTGTGTGAACGTCAGCCCTGTGGTGGTCCCCGGCAACGTCATCATCGCAGCACCCTTTGGTGTTTCAGACAGAGTAAACGTGGTGGTTCCGTTGGTAGTGATGACGTAGTAGTAAGTTGGGGTCACATACCCTACCATCACACCAGTACCCGAAAGGGTTCCCGAAACCAGCACCGCACTGCCCACGGCAATGGTGGTTGCAGTACAAGAAAACTCCCCGGCAATGCCTGTTATCGCCACACTAGCTAATACTGCCGTGGTTGCCGCTGCTGCTGCCCCAAAGGTCGTGCTATTCGCATTCAACACTACCTGCCTCTGCCCAGCCGCAAGAGTTGCCCTTGGTAAAGCACCAATCGGGAGTACGTGAGGTGTGAACAGCACATTGTCTTTGAATGACGCAAACGGGTTGCTGTATTCCAAGATGTCTGGGGTGTCCGTACACTGGGGGATGCCGAGGGTGTAGGTCAATCCAGTCGGTGTGCCTATCGTAGTAGTGACAAGCGGCCCACGCCGAGTGGCAGACAGGCTAAACGTGGTTGCTCCGTTCGTCTGGACAATGTAGTAAGTGGTCGGGTCTGCGTACCCAACAATCCCGCCAGTACCACCAGCAGTCCCAGAAATCGTCACCGTAGCATCGACCTCCATCCTAGTACCGTTGCAGCTAAACGCTCCGTGGATGTTGGTGGTGCTTACGTCACTCAACAGGTTGGTGGTGTTGAGTACGGTAAAGGTCAGTCCAGTACTCGTACCTGCTACTGTACCTACCGCTGCACCCCCCGGAGTAGCAGACAAGGTGAACGTGGTGTCCGTAGCTGCCGTTGCGTAGTACACAGTCGGGCCGGGTGCAACGTAACCTGTGATGCTTCCTGTTCCACTAGCTGTACCAGACACAGCAATTGGAACCCCAACAGGGATGGAGGATGCTGTGCAAGTAAACGTCCCTGACGCACCAATGGCAACAGAGGCGAGAGTGGTTGGCAGTGGGGTCTGAACCCTGAACCGCTCAAACACATTCCTGTTGACGCTGATGTTTGCTGTCCACTGGGGGATGCTAGAAACCTGAATTGGACGGAACCCATTGCCCTTGAAGATGACTAAGTTGTCTTCAACGAAGGTTGGGCCATTCACGATATAGAAAGCGGTGTAAGGCGAAGTCCCAGCCAGATCACGCATTGTGAACTTGTTACCCGAGACTTCGACATTCCGGGTAGTGCCATTCAATGAAACTGCTTGGGTGTGAATCGAAGGCGCAGTGTTATCCTTTACTGACTGGCACTCAGAAGCGAAGACATTGCATTCCTCACAGTAGTTGCTCTCACAATACCCATACGTAAAGGCTACGTTGTAGTTTCCGATTAGGGTGTTATTGAAGCACTTTGCTTGGTCAACCTGCCCGTAGGCGTTATCACCTTGATAGAACCCGTTGCAAGCTGCTGGTGTTTCTGTCGTTGTGTAGTAGTCATTCCTGCAAAGGTTGTTTGCAATCAGCACCCCGTTGTGTGCGGCAACAGACTTGATTACTGTCTGACCACTGATGTTGAAGATGTTGTTGGTAATGATGATGCCGGAAACAGGCTTGGTATCTCCGTTAATACCAAGCAAGATACCAAAGTTGCTAAAGTTCGGTGCTCTCATGTCGAACGTATTACCGTCGATCAGAGTCCCTTCTTGTTCAGAGTCAAATGTCTCATTAGCAAGAACCCCATTGGTGTACGGGTAGATCGTCAGGATTGACCGAGTTCTGTCAACTGGGCCGCACTCGAAATGGTTGTTCAAAACCTTGCAGTTGCGGGTGATACCCGTAGCACCGTTGAGCCACACAAACTCATCGAAGTTGGTAGACCCATTCTTGTACATATAGTTATTACGCAGAACAACATTGTTCGTAGGGGTGAAAGAGTTGGAGTTCCTTATCGCTTGGCAGGCACCATTAGCATTGAGGTTGTCTTCATGGTAGAAGGCATTGAATTCAGAAAGCCCGTTGTTGTTGGCACAATGCCAATCCAGATGGTGTGCCCACTTAGAAGTTTGCTGGTAGGTAAACCGATTGTGGTGAATCCAAGCCCCGTCAGTATTCGCCATCCGAATACCATCCATGTTCTGATTCGACCCAATGACAAAGTTAAACCCAGTGATCTCGATGTCTTTGTCGATCAGACCTGACCCAGTAATCGCCCCGTTTTCGTTTGTGATGGCAGCAGTCAAGGATGACAACGTGCCATCGTTTACAAAGGAGGTCAGGCTTGTAGTAATAGTCGCACCGTTACCGAACATCTTGACTCCCGAGGGGACATAAATCGTAGCGGTAATCAGAAAGTCCAAGCCACAGAAGTCAATGTACTTGTTATCCCGAGTCTTCATGCTGGTCAAAGCAGCTTGAATCGCTAGTGTGTCATCAGCAATACCATTACCAACAACAGGGAACTCTGTGATAGATGTAGTCTTAGACGGACCCAGCAGTAAATTCACACTTGCTTGTCGAGTTTCCCCTGACTGCACGATTGGGATAAGTTCAGCCCCAGAAAGTGTAGAAGCTGTGGGAAGGGCAGAAATTTTAATAGGCATATTAGCTTTCAGTTGTCAGAGGTACGTTAGTTTCCGTAGTAATGTACACTAAGTCTCCGTTGGTTAAATCGCTAGATTCCGTAACCAAAGCGTCGCCGGAAATGAAAGAATCCCCCGGCATTGGCTGTGCCCACGGAGGCGTAATCACATCGGGGATATTGCGAACGAAGTCCTGCGGTTGCCTGGGTTCCCAATGCTGCTCGCAGACATAATACCCTTGCCAGTGTTTCTTGAGCGTCGACCCCTTCCGCTTGCGGCCGCACTCGTAACAGACAGCATTCCAATCGCCCATTGCGAAGAAGTCTGCACGTCCTATGCCCATGAGAAACCCCTCGAATCGTTACAATCGTTAGACGAAAAGCTCATAATTTAGTTCCCTGCTAGGTTAGATTGAGGGAAGGGCTGAGGGAATAATTCGCTTGAACTCATTTCCCAGCCGCCTTTGCTTTCGCGCGCTTCTCCGCGAGGTACTTCTTAGCCGCCGGGGAGAGTGGCTGGCCGGTTCCTTTCGCTAGTCCCTTGTTAGCGAGGCGCTTTTCGTAGATCTCTTGCTTGACATTCCCGTCGAAGTAACGGTCGTAAACCGGGCGGCCGGCCAGGGGGACGTAGGCAACGGCTTTGGGGGAGAGCGTGGCGATGTCTTGGAGCACCTTCACTGGCGGCGTCATCATCGCAGTCGCGGTTTCAACTACCTTTCCTTGCCCGAGCTGGCTAGCGGAATAGCGGTTGATGCCGAAGGTTTGCAGGACATTCTCCACCAGGCGTGGAGTGGCTAGCGGGTCACTCTTCCGCCCACTCAACCAGTCTTTCACTACGTCCCCTGGAACATTCGAGACTGCGTACACAGTCGCCAGAGCCGCGAGGTTCTTAGTCCCCCGCATAATCCCTTCAGGAGTTCCCTTCGCAATCTCCCCGTAGGCGTCCCGGCGAAGAATGTCCACTTGCTTTAACATGTAGGTTTTCAGCATATAAAGCACCCGGCCATTAGGATGCTCCAGGTACATCTGCGGCATCTCCGCTTTGGACACTGGCTGCATGTCACTCAGCTCAGAGAAACTCAGTGCCTCGGTTAGGGGACCGGGCTTGCCGCTCCGCAGCTCCTGCACCAATGCCGGGAAGTCCTGGCCGAACGCCGGTTCCCACTTGGCACGGAGCTTCGCCAGTCCTTCTGGCGTCGAAGCGAGCTTGCTGTTCTTGATCAGGGAGGAATTAATCGCCAGTCCTTTCGCAAACATATCAATCTTCTGGAACCCGGAGTACTTCAGCACGCTGTGAACCAGGCGGCCTGTACCGCCCATATCGGCTAGCTCTTCCGCGATGTGATTGACCAGGCCGAAGTCCTTGGGGGTGAGGCGCTCCTTGCCAGCGACCTTTTCCACGACCGCCTGGAGTGTCGGTACCAGCCCCTGGTGATAAACCGTCATCACGGAGTCCCCGATCTGCGTAGCCGCTGAGGCGAAATTCCCCAGCAACGCAGCATTCGTCACGTTCTTCGCAGCCGCGATGATAGGATTCGCTCCCTTGTTTCCTTGCTCAAAGCGCGCTTTGAGAATATCCCGCACCTCCATAGCCTGCCGCCCGTTGATCTTCCCTTCCCGAATCAATCGAGCGGTCAAGTTCCCAATTGAGCTGTCCAGGTCCGTGAACTGCTTCCCGCCCTTGCTCTTGCTGGTGAGGTCGCGGCCAAAGAACTTCGCGGTCTCAATATCATTCGCAGCCGCGGACATGTAGCGCAACAGCGATTGGGCAGGTTCCTCGTAGAATGGAGCGAGGTGCTCAGGGACTTCCTGGATCTTCCGCCCCTTTGCATACCCTGGTAAGAAGCTCGATTGATCTGGCCCGAAGATATACCGATTGACAATCAAGCTCTGCTCCAGCTCCGTCAACCCCCGGCCTTCCTTCCGGATCATCTTGGCTTCCGCTTCCAGCATAACCTTGTCGAGACCGAGCGCAGCTTCCTGGCCCATCGCGGCTTTCAACCCCTCGAAGTCCTTGACCAACCGCGGGAAGTAATTCGTCACGCCCTCGCTGAAGCGGCCAAGCCCTTGCAGCTGGGTCTCCAAGCCGCCGAGGACTTTCTGGACTGCGGAGAAGGTCGCGGCGACTCCAGGGACTCGCTGCAACGCCGCCATGTCGCCGTTCAGTAACGCCCGCGAGACCAGCGCATTCTCTTCCGGCGTCAGCTTCTTCATTGCCTGGAGGAACGGCAGCGTCTTATCATTCATCGCATCAAGGGCCTTGAGCACACTCACTTCGTGGTTACGCAAAGCGAGCTTCAACTCCGGCGCGATGTTCCCTAGCCGCGTGGAGATGAGACCAAGCGCTGCATCAGGGGACTTGATCGCCGCCTTGAGTGCTCCCCTCCCAGCACCTGTGGCTAAGACTCCCCCGGCCAGTGCTCCGTAAAGGGAATCGCGAAGCTTGTGCTCCGGGTCCAGGACGTTACCGATTAACGCTCCGGCGGCCACACCACCACCTACGCCGATAAGCAAGTCATTATCCATCTTCCCCGCTTGCAGATGCCCCGGCTTCCCCGGCGTGTTGTACTGGCGTAGGAATCCTTGCAAATCCTCCTTCGCCCGAAACACTCGGCTACGAACTGTGTTCTCTGGAATGCCTAGTTCCGCCGCCGCTTCCTGGTAACTCATTCCCTCCATCTCCACCGCGTTAAAGGCGGCCTTGCGTTCCTCCGACAACTTATCCATTGCCCCTTGCATCGCCTGGGCCATTTGATTCGTAGCCGCCTGGTCGTACGCGGAGGTATATTTCTCCGGTGACTGGGCCATCATGTGACCTTCAGGAGCGGCCGTAGCTCCAGTCTCTGGATCAACCTCGAGGGACGAAGTCTGCAACCGCGACCTTCCGTAGCGAATGTAATCTACCGCTTCCCTCTTCGCAATCATGTGGAGGTAAGTGGAGATCTTAGAATCCCCGCGAAATGCACGAGGGTCTTCGGCGGCTAGCTTCAGCGAGCGGAAGGCTTTGTCGTAGACCTCCTGGACAATATCGTCAACTGGCAGGTCCTTCCCCATCTGGGTAACAGAACGCTCGAGCTGGCGGTGGGTGGTTTCGTAGATGTGCGCAGCTGCGTACTCCGCTTCCCGCCCGCCCTTGCGGAAAGTCTCCAGTACCTTCGGCTCCGGCACGCCTTCAAACCGGCCCTTCAACCCCAGCGTCCCTGCCATCCCCATAGCGGCGAGGGTGAGCTTGTCATCCTTCGGCGCGTCGGACATGAGGTAAGCAGCTGCGGCGGCCCCGCCGGCGATCTTGATTAGGAGGTCCGTGTCGGCTTTGCCGGCTTGCTTCGCTAACTTGGATAGCATCCCCGAGTATTCCTTGGGGTGATCCATGATATAGGCAGCATCGCTATCAGACATAGGACGCCCGGTAGCTTCCAGTTCCTGCGCCTTGGCGCGTTTGATTAGAGTAGCGCGGTCGTGGAATGTATCACCTACTTGAACCAACCCCGTATGCTGCAAATCCTCCACCGCTCCCCACTTGCCCGACTTCACGAAGTCCTGGACGTAGGGTTGAACGTAGTCCGCAGGGGCGCCGTTGCCGGGGCCTTTGATCTGGGCAATATCCGTCCCACTGCGCATGGACTGCTGGGTTGGAGTTAGCTCAATCGTCGCATAGCTCCGGCCATGCTGGTCCCGCAGGGAGACAATACGAGATTCTCCACTTAGCACGTTCTCCGCATACCCTCCCACACAGTGGCCGAGCGAGTTCCCTTCCTGGGCGAGTTGTCCTGCAAGGTGGGCCTCTTCAGGGGTAGCGCCAACAGCTTCAGCATCGGAAAAGTTATCTTTTATAACCTTACCCTTAGCATCGGTAGCTGCGTATTTATTTTTATAAGGAATACCGGCCGGCGTAGTCTTGCCAGCCAATCCTGTTGGGATAATCCGCTTCATCTGTTCCGGCGTCAACGACTCCGGCAGCTTGATCTCCCTCCAGCTATACTGAACCTCCCCTGCGGGTAGTTCAACCGAGGCCAACTGCTGCAACGAACCGTCCTTGTTAAACGAGAACTTCCTCGGACCACTCGACTCCGCCGGGTACTCCTTCCACAACGGAAGGGCTTGAGTATCCGCGATCTTAGTCGGGTTGGGCTGAGTCACATCACGCAGCGCCATCTCCGCAATCCGCTTGTCGTTGGCGACAGTTTCGCGAATCGCGCGGGGAAGGTCCATCTGCTGGAGCTTCTCTGGCGTGAGGTTGAGGGACGCAATATAATCTCCTACGTGGGAAAGATAATTCTTCATGATCGTATGACTACGACCTACTCCGATGCCCGGCCCAGGCGGAGCGCCTAGTGGAGTCCCGAGCACATTCTGCTCCCAGATCAACTCGTCAGGCTTAGCTCCCGCTGCGAATGCCCGTTGTTCCTTCGCTATCTTACTCATACCGGGAGTAGCTTGGTACTCCCTTGCCGCCGTTCCGCTGAAACCGCTGTCGGTCAAGTCTTCCCACTTCGTCCCATCCGGCAAACGAAGGTCCTTAATAGGATCAGTCGCTGTACCGGCGTGGCGATTCAGGTAATTCGTGACTGCCTTCTCCGACCAGCCTTGCTGCATTTCCGCTTTGACATACGCAGCGTGTTCACCTGGTTCTAGGAGATCCGGAGCGATGCTACGGTACGTTTCGAGAATGCTTGCGTTGTAAGGAAAGATATCTCCGGCCATCCTCCGCACAGTCTCCGGATGCCACATCCCTCCTTTACCCTTAATCACCCCGGCAGCGCCAAGCCCGGCCAGTCCGAGTCCGACATCGCGCGTGTTATCCCCCGATAATCCGCCCGAATTATTCCACCAGTCTACCACATGAGGTATCGCCAGTGCTCCGATGCCCAGTGCCGTCAGCACCCCGAGGAACGCTGGGTCGGCCTTGCCCCGCTGGAACCAAACCTTCCCGTCGAAGCCTTTGATCTCCCCGCGAGTCACATCCACGCCCAGGGTGCGGACAGCCTTCGCTTGCTCCGCTGTGATGAGTTTACCTTCCCGCAGCGCCGTCAGGGCGTCGTTAATCAGCGGAGTAATCTGGCTCGGTTCCAGCCCGGCTTCCCGCACCGCCTTCGCTTCCGTTGCATCCAGCAGCAACCCATTAGCTTTCTTCTCCAGCGCGGAGGCCAGAGGATGGACAGGTTCAGGCGCCGGAGCTTCAAACGTCCCGACGTTCAGCGTAGTCATCTCTGGCGCCGGGGTTTCCACAACAGTTTTTCTCTGCGGCTTGAGCACCCGGTCAAAGATGTTCTGAACCAGTGCCGCTTCCGCTTCAGGGCCAGCTTTCTTAGCCAGGCCGAAGATCTGTTGGAGCTTGGCTTTGTCCACGACGAGGGAATCCACCGCAGCCTTCTGTGCCTTCAACTCTCCCTTAGTCGGAGGCAGAGCATCCGGAGCCGGCGGCTCGAACAGGGCAACGTGTGCAGGAGGCAGCGCCGGAGCTTCCGCTTTCAGCGCTTCCATCGTGGCATTCCCGCGAGGTTTTATTCCGCCCTTCAGTCCCCTAACCCCCAGCGCATTCAGCAGAGTATCCCGAACTGACTGGGTAGTCTCCAGCGACAGCACGCCCTTGGTTGCTTCCTCCAGGGACTTTCCGCCTTTGTCGGAGGCCTCCATCGCCCAGTTCATGAGGGAATCAATCTTCGACCCGCTGGCATCCTGGGACAAGCCAAGCGTATCCGTAACCTTCTTCCAGTTTTCATTCACCCAGTTAGAAGTGTTGCGCGCTCGCACCCCCGCCGTCTTCGCATCCTCCCCCATCACGAGCGAGCTAATCCGCGATCCAGCGTCCATCGCCACGCCAGCAATCCCACCTGGCATCCCTACCATCATGTTGGTAGCGGCTTTGACTTCCTTGCCGACTTGGTCTAAGCCACCTAGGGCCTTGGTCCGCACCGCCTCGAGAGGACTCGCCCTCGGAGCAATCCCAGTCGCTTCTTCTTCTGTAATAAAGTTTCCCTTAAACACACCCGGCTTAGTTTCCGCCGAGCCTGTGTTAATGCCAAGCGCTTCTTCTTCCGCGATGAATCCCATATCAATCCTCCAGATCGTCAGCTGTGACTTCGTCCGCTTCGGCGGGATCGTTGCCAGTGATTAAGGAACGGGTGAGGGCGCTCGGCCCCTTGGCGACATCAAGGACGTTCAGCCCCATCTTGCCGGTAGCGGGATTCACCTCCCAGCGAGCAATCCGGCCATCGGCCAGCATATACATCTTGTTAGCTTCCCGTGCGTTGGGGTCGATTATCAGCGGAGGGAATTCCTTCCGAAGTTTAGCTTGTGTTTCCTGGCGCTTGGCGTCTGCTGCAGCGATCTTAGCATCCTTGGCCTCCGGCGACTTCTCCCCGCCGTTCTTGATGACGTCGGCTTTGACTTGCTGGGTCAGTTCCTTACGCGCAGTTGCAGCATCCGCCGAGGCGTGGCTAAGTGCTGCTGCCGCCTTGGCCCTCAACCGCAACTGCACGCTATCCGCTTGCTTCCGGGCCAGATCAGCCGCCTTGATCGAGTCCTGGCCCGCACTGGTTACCAGATCCAGAATTGGCTTATCCGTAGCATAGTTCCCAGACAAACCCGGCGGCAAGAGCTTCCGAGTCTCTGGATTCAGCATAGCGTAGGCGTAATTCTGGGGACTTTGAGCTGCTGCCGCAGCAACATTCGACACCCGCTGCATATGCTCCAGCTGGCGCTTCTCCTCGGTCTGCCGCGCTTGCTGGCTACGATAATCCGTGATCGCCTCATGCTCATAAATCTTAGCGATTTCTTCCCGGACCTTCGCCAGCGCCAGCGGAGGCAGTCCCTTCTTATCCGCGAAGTTCGCAAAGGCTTCGAGTTGGCTGGCTTGACTCTTCGGCTTCCCGGTCCCAGGCTCCAAATCATCAACCGTCGCTTCCTTTCCGTTGGCCCTAGCCCCTTCAACAAACTCTTTCTGCAGCTTCAACATTTCCTGACTCGCAGCGGCGGCTGCTTCCTTATCCGAAGCCTCCGCGCCGAAGAGCCTCGCCTGAGCTTGCTTGAGTTCCAGCTCCGCTGGTTGCTGGGCAATGTCCCCCATTGTCTTGATATTCGCAAGACCCGACGTGATAGCTTGGCGGTTATTCTCCTGGGACGCTATGATCCCAACGGGAGCGCCGAATAGATCAGCCACCTTTAGGTCCTCCCATGCCGTTCTGGATCAGCCAAGTCTGCAGCCAAGGCGGCATTCCAGTATTCCCTCCGTTGACGCCGAAGCCGATGGAGCCGAGGGACTTGGACGCGAGGTCGTTGGCCGAAGTAACTCCCTGCACCGCCGTTTGGTATCCTGCCGCCGGGCTAAACCCTACACCTGCCGGAGCTCCCAGGGCTTGTATCCGGTCATTCTGATACTTCAGTGCCGCTTGCGCTGCCGCCGTAGCTGCCATACCACCCGGTTGCTGGCTCGACGCGCGAGCTGCGGAACGCTGGGCCGCCTTGAACCCGGCATCCTTGGTGAAGTCACCCGCGAGAATAGCCTTGAGTTGTTCCCCCGCAACTGCATTGCCGCCGCTGGCAGTCCAAGGCGCCGAGCCTCCAACCGCTTGCTGGGACAGTTGCCGCTGCGCATCCGCTTGGCGCATGCCATAGATTCCCGAGCCGATGCTCATGAGGGTGTCTGTCCAGTTGCGCTCCGTCCCGCCCGCTGCGCGCCCAGCAGAAGCCGACGGACCTGGACCATTCGCCAGTCCGGCCGCCCCGCTAGCAAACCCGGCTTCCGCGGGAGACCCGCTGCCGAAGGGACCGTAACCTGCCGTGCTAGCATTCGCCCGCCCGACTTCTCCGCCGACCACTCCACCCAGGGCCTCGCTGCCAAGCTGCGCTCCGGCTTGGCCAGCAACAGCGCCCCCGAGCATCCCGCCGAGGTATCCCGCGCCTTGTGTCGCAGCGTAGCCAGCCGGGCTAGGACTCGTCGCGGCGTTGTAGCCCATGTTGGCTGCCCAGCCGCCAGGGGCCATGCCGATCAATCCCTGCGCTAAGGCCTTCGCGGGGTCAGGAGAATTAAACGCTCCGTAGATTCCATTAGCAATGCTCGTCACCGGGTTGAACTTCGACAGGAAGCTCATCACCTTCTGCGCCTTGCTGCCGAAGAACCCCGGCTCCTGCTGGTAGCCGAAACCGTTGCTAGGCTGGGCTGCCGACAAGCCATACCCTGCCGCAGCGTTGGAAGGCGACACTTGCATCCCCTCCGAGTATCCCGTGGGCTGCATGCCGTAGTTCGACTGCCCTAGCTGGCTCATATCGAAGAGGGAGTTAAAGCTGTAATCCGCCGGACTGTTCACACTGGTGAAGCCGCCGAGGGAAGTCCCCAGGCCTCCACCAATGTCATAGCCGTCAGGACCTACAGTAAACCCCTGGTCCGTACCGCTGCCGAAGGTGTAACCGGGGCTTGTATCCCATCCAGCAGTCAGTCCCGGCGTAGTTCCCATTCCGGTAAAACCGTAGTTAAACCCGCCGCCGCTGTCAAATCCGCCACCAGGGGCTTCGCTATCTCCACTTGGCATATCGTACTCCTTAAGCTATATCCGTAATAATCCCATCCTTAATCGTTACGGTTTTACCCACTAACGACGCAGTTGTGATGGTGCCTGTGTAACCTGTACTCCCATCGCTGGATATAAATCCGGCAGCGTTGGATGCCTGTACCGTAGTGCCCTTGACTGTATTCGGCGTCGTACTGCCGAGGGTTCCAGGGGATTCCCAGGCGGTAGCAGCAAGTGCTGTGGTAACCTGAGTAGCTGTTAGGTGATAGTGATTGTTAGCTGCCCCGCCAAGGAGTCCCGCTAGCCCCTCATGACTCCCTGTGGCAGTGGCGGTAAAGTTCTTACTCAGATCAATAAACCACCGTAGCCAGATGGGATTGAACACGGACCTCCCCGTGACTTCATCTACCACCACGGGCAAGGCGTATGTTGGAGGGGGCTGGAATACACTAGCCATCAGAGTGTTCCTAGGTCAAGCTGCATCTCCACTCCCTGGAGGCGCATACGGGTGTTAGACTGGTGGCGGATGTGAGTAGCCCTCTTGACGAACGTGCCGCAGTTAGTAAGCAACGGCCGCTTGACACTCATATCGACCAAGCGGAAGCTGGACCAGGCATCAGGATCATAGTCGTTGTCGTTGACGCGGACTTGGAGGATGCTCCCCGGCGTCTGGTCCCCGACGAATTCTTCCATAGTCATCTGCTTCCGGCGGCGAGTACCTCCGTCGAAGTTCGGAGTGTACAGATCCACCGTGATAGTCTCTCCGTCATCGGAGGTGTACGCGGAATCCATCAGGTACAACTTTCCATTATTATGATGCTGAAGAATCCGTCCCGTCCCGCTCTGGTACGTCCCAGCGACTAGCTTAAACCAGTCTCCATTCACATCAGTCCACTGACTCCACATCTTATCCGTCATGTCGTAGACAAGGGTTAGATTCTCATCCTTCAACGTCAGCACGTAGAACCGATGGCCTTCGTACTTGATTCCGAAGGAGGCGATGTTGGTGAAATCGGCCTCCCCGAGCAAGCGTTCCACGGCCTTGGTGGAAACGACACTTGCCTTGAGGTTGTCTACAGCAATCACCTGGCTGGCAGATGCGCGGTTGGTGGCAAGCCAGAGCAGCGTACCGTCGATTTCCTGCACGGAGTCTCCACTCACGCAGCCGTAATTGATCTTGGCGCCCTGGACTGGGCCAAGGGGGGATGCTCCAACCGGGTTCTGCGCGTCGTAGAAGATTTCCGTAGACCACTCCTTCAGCGCCAGGACGTAGACCAGCTGCTTCGCCAGAAACACGCCACGGTCCGGTTCAATCTGTGCCCCGATGCTGTTGGTTAGATCCACCCACAGATCCGGGCGATTCATCCCTATCGCAGTGTCGCTGCCGTGAATGTAGGCTTCCTCGTCCATCACATAGGTAGTCCCGTCGAGATACGCCCAGCCTTTACAGAACGTAAGGGGGAAGTTACTCGTCGTAGTCGCCGTGCCCGTGCCAGCACCGGGGCCTGTAGCAGTAAACACAATCCCGATAGTATTAGCGCTAGCTCCGATGAGCGTAAAGTCGGTCGTGCCTACAGTCAAAATCGTGTAATCAACTCCCGTAATAAAGTCCCCGGCGGTAACAGTCGCCAGCGTAGTGATCTGGGTCAGGGTAGTCCCGTCCCAGTTATAGGCAGTCTGCCCATTCCCTAGCTGCAACCGCGGCGTAGCACCGAGACTCGACGCGAAGCGGTACATCCCTCCAGTCGCGCCGACAGTCCCGATACTCGTGTCATTCTTGTAAAGCGTCACGCCGAAGATGGAGTAAATATCCCCCAGCCAGTTATACACGCCTAGCCCCACGCCCGCCTTTGTCGTGCCGTACTGAAGCAACCCTGGCCGCTTAAACAACCAGTACTCCCCCTCATGCTTGCTCTTCTCAACATACCCGTTGACAAGCTTCGCGTCCTTATCCGTACTCTCGTCCCGGTTTTCAGGCTCGAGTACCAAGGGCAAGCGCTTGGGGAGACTAACCGACTCGGCTTGGCTCATTATGAGAAACTCCTAGTAGCATACCCACCGCGAGTGTCGGGAGTAAACCTCGTCGGGGCATCTTCCACGTCCCAGTCTTCCAGCATCGCCCGGTAGGTCTGCGCGCGAGACTGGCAACGGTCCATGATTGCCTGAGGCTGGCCCGTAGCGAATTCATCTGCCAGCGCCCAGCGAAGTGCAATGCGCCATTCGGCGGGGAAGTTCAGTGTCTCCGTCACTGAGATGAAGTTGGTGACTTGTTTCTGCACGACCAGGTGGGCGGTTCCTGTCGCCGCTACTGCATCCGGGATCAGCCAGAAGAACACACTCAGCTGGCTCTGTTGCTTGTCCACGAAGTAAGAATTCAACTGTCCCACTTGCGTAACCTGGCTCAACCGTACATAGTCATTCCAGGCCATAGGGATGAGTGGCCGCCGAACGCTGTTAGCATCCATGTAGTAGGCCTCGATCACTCGCAGTGGCTTCGGCATCACAGTGCTTCCCGCCGGCCCGAAGGTGTACGTCCCGGTCCCGGAGACCAGGGTCACAGACAGATCCTCCAGCAACCAGAGCTTCAACCCCTGAGTCTGATAGAGGTTAATCACATCCGTCAGCTTCCGCATCCCCATGACGATCTGCTCGCCGGAAGGAGACTGCCCTTCCTGGAGCAGCCCGGCGTCAAAGTACGCGTCGGCGATAATGGAGATAGGCGTATTGTTGTTCGGGGCGGTCATGAAAAATCCTTAAACAGTTAACGCGGGCAGCTGGGCGTCGGTAAGCCGGGTGTTGTAATATGTGATTTTCTTGATCCACCCGTTTGTACTTGTTATACCAGTGTCATCGTTACCAATATATAGAGTGGTAACAGAAGTTGGAACCACACAAACGGTATCCAATGTCTGCAATGTTCCATCAATCGCAGCATTGCTGTTGTTCAGTGCATAGGCTATTGCAGCCTTCATGGAAGTCACTGTACCCGTTGGAACCCACGCTGCTTGTAGTGAGGATTCAAGGATACCTAGACTTCGCCTTGAGTCTGCTGCACGGGAGATGTACATATACACTTCATTGGTGGCAGACGTGCTCCTGCCAAGCATGGCAACTGATCTGTTGGTAAGTTGAACAGTACGAACTTCAGCAGAGGCAACCAATGTTCCTGCTGTGGCGTTAAACCAAGCATCAAAGTTGGTAGCTCCTCGCATATAAGCACTGTCAATAGCACGGGTTAGTGAGGCTGCTGCGGTAACAATCAAGCTGGTAGAGAAAGCACCCACCTCTGCCTGTATACCGTACAGATCAGCAACACCGCCACCAGCGCCCATCGAGATATCAATCCAAGTGTAGGTTGCACCCGGAGTTAGCGTCCCGGTATACCGTGTCCAAGTAGAGGTCAGGGTAAATGAGAGGGTTGAGACATTCCCTAGATCAAGGGTCAGAGTAGTACTACCTGAGACACTACGGGCATAGATCGAGAATGCGTAGGTCACTCCAGAGGTAAAGGTTCCAGCTTGCCTCATAAACACCCCAGCACCGCCCGTAAGGAAGTCAATCCTGTCGGCTGTACTTGCACCCGCTGGGCCATCAACCTTACCTGTGGCGGTTACTCCACCATTCTTGTTCCAAGTAACACTGGAAAAATCTGTAGAGCGGAGAAGCAGATTCGCCCGTGACTCCTCAATCAACAAACCTTTACAGGCAAGGGTTACGGGGTCGTAGTCAAACCGGGGGACATTCGTAGCAACAGTCTCAATCAACCCAAGTGAGTTAACCCTTGTTGCACAGGTTACTGCGTCCGCCCGTGTGAAAGTAATGCGAGGATCAAGCGCAAACCCCTCTATAAAATTCAACACCAGGGCTGGGCGCGGCCCCAGAATCCCGGTGCTGTTCCAGTTGAATAAATTCCTCCGCCGCTCTTGCAGCGAATCTTTAAGAGTACGGCGGCTTCGCATAGTCAGCTCAAGGTTAGGACGAGGGTAATGTCGTAGGTAGCTCCAGCGAGCGCTCCCGAGGAGGTGAGGAGAATATCTCCCGTACCGTCCCCCACGAGCGGATCGCTTAGCATTCCCAACGCTCCAAATTCAGCGTAGCCGTTCCCCTGGGCCAGGACCGCGAGAGTCGCATTCGTCGCGTGATCCCAGAACAAGCGGACAGAGGAAAATCCCTGGATGGACCATTGGATTTCCTTGACGCTTGAACGTGAGGCTACGACTCCATTACCCAGGCTACAGTTCGCCAGCACTACTTTGGGCACCAGGGTCTCCCCAGTACCGTCGGAAATGCCGGTAAGGTGGACCGTGTGATAGCGCGGCCCGTTGGCGATAATTTGACTTGTTACAGTATCAGCCATGATGGCTCCTTAACGGGTCACTTCTTGCGCGGCCAGGGCGTAATCGACCGAGATTGTTTCGCTGGCGGCGGGGGTGATTTGGAGGATCGGGGTCAGCAACTCGTCGGTCAGGTTAGTCGCAGTGGCCCCAATAGTGGGAGCGTAGACGGTATACACCTTCGCCCCATTGACGAAGACGTGGACGTCTGTACCGTCGTAGTAGTAAGACAACTCTGCGTAGGTGTCGGATACCAGGGTAGTGACGGTGGCCAGGAGCGTAGTCGCTGTGTTGTCAACCGCGGACACGAGACTTACCACCCCGGTCGCGGCGAACTTGAACAGCAAGCTATCCGTCGTGGCAGCGCCGGTCTTGATCATCCCTGCCCAGCCGGTGATGCCAGTGCCGATTGCGCTGACCTTCATACGGACAACGTACCAGAACTTGTTGCCGGAGACGAACTGGAAAGCCGCCTTGGTGGAGTAAACACTGGTCGCCGTGGTTGCACCGCCAGGGGTGAGCAGACCCACTCCACCCAGGCCATCAGCTAGCGCAAAGGTGCTAGAGGCGCCACTGACTGTCAAACCTGCAATGTCCGTCATGCCGACAAAATCGCTGGCATAAGTGACAACTGCCTTGCCGCTCAGACTAGCTGTACTCAGCGGATCTGGCAACGGGTAGTCGCCGGTGGGAGTGCCCTTGACCTGAGTCGAGAGGCCGTTAAAAAACCGAGTTGGTGTGCCCATGAAATGCTCCTAGTTACGTTCTTGCGAACGGTATTGCTACCGTAACTCAGGGAAAGCGCCCTGCCGCGTACTGACAAACCTTGGTGATATTCCCCCGGATTATGCGACGATAACTCGGGGGAACATGGTCAAGACTTGTTACGGTCCGTTGCTGCCAAAAATTCCGCGTGGATCTGTACAACCCACCGACAACCTCATGTACGAAGCTGCTTTCGCATTCTTTGTATCAAAATCGTTGTCCTGATCGAACATCGGCTCATCGCGCCAGAAGAACGTCATGCCATTCGGAGCATTCGTACGGACGAACCAGGCGTGTGGGGAGGTGAAGTAATGATTCATCTTGATGCCTTTGGGGAAGGCGTTGGTAGCCTTCAGCACGTTGATGTCATTATTCGCTCCGCCGGGCTGGAGGACCGACTGCAGAATCCGGTTGGCGTTGTACCATTCCTGCCGAGAGATATGCAGCGATTCCGGCATGATGTTGATCAGCAAGCCCGTATCATTCTGCGCACCCATGATCTGGATAGTCAGGTCCTCGAGGGACGCTTCGGACAGATCCGCCGCCGGGGTCAGTGCATTGCTGAACGTACCGCCAGTCGCGTTGATGTGGGAAGCCGACACCAAGCTAGCACCGTCGCCGGTGGTGAAGTAAGTCGTCGCAAACGCGTTGTTGTACGGGAATGCTGCGATATTTTCCACCGTCTGCTGCATGGAGAAAGCGTTCGCTTCAGCGCGCCGAGTTGCCACTTCCTTGTACAGGTTATCCCGCATTTCCTCGTAGGTCACGATGAACCCCAGAGCATACGCGATGTGGGTGTAGGTGTTTACCACACCTTGCAACTCACCTTCGTATGTGACTGGAGCACCTTGGCCCTTGACGGGTGCAAGACCGAATGGAGTGACTTGCACCGCTTGTTCGTACGCTTTGTCTGAGGACTTGATGTCGTACAGATCCGTGTACTCTTTTGCGTGCTGGTCGTAGACCTGGCCCCATGTTGCGAAAATCCCAGGCCAGAGTAGCTTGGGATGGGAGCCTGTGTTGATTACACCGCCTGCCATGATAGTTCTCCTTTACAGACCCAAGGTCCCGGTACCAGTACCGAGTTCATGGACGTTGATTTTGACGAGGTGCTTAGCGTAGGCGCCAAACGCGTTTTGCTGGCGGCGGACCAGACCCATCAGCTTGAGCTGGAGAGTCGCGGTAGCAGCGGGGGTAGCGTCAGTGGCGGAAGCAAGCATCCAGCCAGACACGAAACCACTGCCAGTGCCAGACACCGAAATGGTGTTGAGGCCGATTTCAGTCGCGGCCAGGGCCGTACCGTTAGCGTTCTCTTGCACTTCGAACAGCACCTGAGGATCATCCACGACCATTGCGTACCAGTCGGTGGCTTGAGCCGCTGCGGGGCGGTAGGTGATGTCGAGGTTCTTCGGGTTAGATCGCAAGCCTTCCGCTGAACCCAGGCCCACGATCACGCCGCGAAGGGCGCCGGTGGTGGCTCCGAGGACAATCCCAGGAACACCATTGGCATCTGCCGTCCCGCTGGACTTGACAGGATCGCCAATGTAAAGTGCGGTAGCGTAAGCCGCCGCGATGGAGTAGATCCGAGCTTGGCCGTTCCAGGGAGAACCGTTGAGGTACTGTACTGGACTGAAACCACTCGGACGATTTGCGTTCGCCATGATAAAAGTCTCCGTTGATTAAGCGATTGCTCGCTTGGGTTTAAAGAATTCTGGAATGGCCGTCCGAGCATTGTCAACGTACCGGTGCTGGGTATCACCAGGGCGGTCATTTTCCGCTCCGATCATTCCTCCTAGCAGTGACCGACGAACCTTGTCATTCCTAGCCTCGACCTGCTTCTGGTCCTCTTCCCACCATTCTTGCTTGATCTTCATGAGAATCAACCTAGTTGGCTGGCCGTCTTTACCTACCTCTTGTCCGGAGACAACACTTACTCGGGAGCCAAGATCAGTGTTCCCGCTGATGGCGCTGTCACCGCCAAGGGAAACATTGTTGATCTTGATCTCACGTTCATCTACAAATTCATACCCACCATCCAGGGCTCGCTGGAGACGCTCGCCCGTGCTGAGGAACCAGTGGAGATGGTATCCGGGGATTTCAGCGGTTTCAAGCCGCTGGACCGGCACGCTCATCGGAATGCGCTTGCGCTCCCGCTGTGCGGTGGTGGGGGATGCTGGGTTCAGTTTCTCAATCGCCATGATTATGCTCCAAAGTAGATCTCGGCGTAACGGGCACGCCAGTCGTTGATAGTTTTGTATTTCTTGTCCGCTCCGACGAAGCGCTTGGCGTCGGCATCGCAGGCTGCGCGGGCGTCAGAGGGTAAGGCTGCGTAGGTCTTACCGCGTCCACCGGAGGCGTTTCCGCCATCGCTGCCCCGAGCGCCTTCAACCTTGTCGCCGCGGGGTTGCTGGACTCCAAGCTCCTTGTCAACTTCGGCAAGGACTTTGTCGTAGAAAGTGCGTCCACTGGAAGTTTCTCCTTGCTCACGCAGTTCCTGGGCGACGGCGAGGGCTAGGGCGGTTTTGCGCTTGTTGGTTCCGAACCAAGGATTCTCCGCGTTCCACTCGACGAGGTCGGCGGGAGGGGTGAACTGAG